GGTGCCCATTTTTCAATCAATCTATCGTATGATACTTGCATTTTTTTGGACTCCCAAATTATTTATTTGTTTTTTGGATTGCTGAGAGGTACTGAGACATTACTGAAGATTGAACTACTGGTGAATCACCATCATCTTCCTCTTCAATGTCAACAGACTCAGTTACTTTTTTGGTGAAGTATGATTCTTTAATGGTAGCAACTTTTTGTGCAAAAGTTTCTTCATTTTCAAAATCTACATCTTCAACCAAGTCTTTCAGTTTTTCTACTTGAGTTTGAGCAAGACCTTCTGCAGCTTCACGGATAATTTTATCGCGCTTAAGCACTTCTAGTTCTTCCTGCATTTCAAGAGACTTAGCAACTGCAGAATTATGTGCTTCTTCAAGCTCTTCAATTTCTGCAGCCATTTCGTCAACTAGGTCAACCTTTGATTCTGGAACCTCGATATAAGACTCAGTGAACAGATCACGAAGACTGTTCATGAATTTCTCGGCAATTTCAGTTCTCAGGCCAGATTGAACGGCAAGTTTATTCTCTTCCATCCAATTCTCAACTACGTAGTTAAGATAGCTGTCGACTTTTTCAACGAGTTCAGCTTTAGTAGATTCAACTTCTTCAGCCAATTCCTCATTGTATTTCTCTTCAAGACGATCAATTTCTTCAGCGAGCTTAGATTTAATAGCTGCTTCAAAAATGACTTCTGCTTTTTCTTTAAACTCTTCAGATAAAGTAGCTTCTTCAGCAACCAATGCATTCAGGTCATCTGAAAAATCAGCTTTATAATCGAGTTCTGGAGATTCAGCAATTTTCTGGCCGTCAAAAGCTTCTGCATCTGTACTCTGCATGAGAGTAGTCAGAACGCCACCAAGCTTTTCTTTTGACATGCCTTGCATTGCACCAACAGCAGCACTCATCATGCCTGCTTTAGTTTTTGGCATTGGATCTTGCTTTGTGTTGTCACCTTTACGTGCAGGAGCACGTTTGGTTGCATCACCAGCCTTATCCGTTGCAGCTACTGATTGTGCTTCTGCATTTTTAGGATCGTGAGTTCCTTCCACGACTTCGTTGTCATCGTCATGGAGTTCAACATCTTGATCCTCAATCATTTGATCTTCAGTCATAATTGACTCCTTTTTATTTAGATTTGAGCAACGAGAGGAAATTCTTAAACTCACGAACTTGTGTCTCATAGAGATTAGCACGCGGAGCTTTCTTAATTTCAGTCTCTATCTTTTCAATTGCCTGAGCTTCAATGATGCCGTTGTTCCATACCCATTCAACACCTTCCATAACTCCATTAACAAAAGCGCTAGGAGCAGATGGATCTTGAACAATATCTACTGCATTGAGTAGAAAGTCTGGTTTTACAACCATTACGCCACCACGATTTTCGAGGCTTCCCATACCACGAGTTGATACGCCTAGTTTGACACCTCCATCCAGCAGACCTTTAACAATCTGACCCATAGGAGTTTCCAAAATAGTCGCCCTACCCACAACATCATTGCCTTCCCAAACGAGAGACTCGATCTTGTGAGAAACTTTATCTAGATTTACAGTCGGACCTTCAGGGTGATTCAATTCACCAACGGCCCGGCCCTTAGAAACTTGTTCTGTAACATATTTTTCAACAGCCGGTACTAAACAAGTTTCCTTGTCATATCTACGGCGGTTTCTATTTTCTTGATTTGCTTGCATAAATACACCTTCAATGGCATATTTTTTGCCGCCGTCTTTAGTTGCCTCAGTGACAACCTCCAACTGGTCTTCAGTATATTCAGCAATCAGCTTCATTTCTTTAGTACCTTTATAAACTGTGTAGCAGCTTTTTCAGCTTCGTTTTTAGTTTTATAAATGTCTAGTCTGTCACCATCAATATAGGCAACAAAACCATTTCGTTCCTTATAAACCATAACTTGAATTCTACCTAATTTTTTATTGACCACTAATTGGCCTTCAGGTTTCCTTCCGGTTAATTCTCTTAGCTGTAAAAAACTTTTCATTTTATTACTATTATTTATAAAAATTTATTTTTTTATTTTAATTAATTTTCATCGTCTTCGGAATCGAAATCATCTTCATCTTCATCTTCGAAATCTTCCTCATCATCCTCATCTTCCGATTCAAGCTCATCCTCTGTTTCAAGGTCAAGTTCGAGCTGTTCCTCGTCAGGATCAATTTCGTCATCTTCAACTCCATTATAGATTTGATCTGCAACACGAATTTGTTCTTGATCCAATAAATCATTTAATTTAATTGTCATGACATCACTAAAAATATCATTAGCTTTGGAAAATTCATTATCCATAGCATACTGAATCATATCCCTAACGTCATGAGGAGGTAATTCATTTTCTGCTACTTCAGGTTCCATTACTTCAGTTTCTTCACTCATTACTTATTTCCTTTTACATTAATATCAATACTATGTTTCTGTCCTGTTTCAGCAGGAGGTTGTTCCTGTGGGACTTCTTGTGGCTCTTCTTCTGGTTCTTCAGCAGCTTCACCATCAATTTCTTTTTTCATACCTTCAATATCTTCATCAGAAAGCATAAGAATATTTTTCTGAACCCATTCCTTTGAATAATATTCACCAACGTATTGTTGAACCATGTCTAAGGTTTGAATTCTTTCTCTTAATATTTCAATATCCCGCAATTCTGTAAAGGCATTATCTCTTACAAAATCAACGGTGATATCACTCTTCCAATCTTCCCAATCTTCTTCCGTACAAATGCCTTTAAGAATTAATTGTTTCTTAAGGATTCCATAAAAGAGATGAGCAAATCTCATACGAAGTCTATCAATAAACTTCTGGAATTTTAATTCGTCTCTACTAATTTCTGTAGATCTACCTAAATTAAATTGTGTTTCTTGTTCAAGTCTGCTAACAGGAACATTTAATGAGCGATATACTTTTTTCTGGAAGAAAATAACATCATCAATTTGACCTAGATTTTCACCACCAGGTAGCGTAGTAATTTCTGTTCCTCTACCACCTTCACGTCTTGGTAACCAGAAGTCTTCAAGCATTGACATATGCTTACGATCATCTCTGATTTCACCAGTCTTTGCATCGTATACAAGTTTGTTACGATACTTAGCCATAATATCTTTCATATATTGTTCGGCTTTACCTCTTGGTAAATTACCTACATCAATATAAAACATTCTACGTTCTGGTGCTCTGGCAAGACGGTAAATTACAAGAGAATCTTCCATCATACGCAATTGATTAATAGGTTTTAATGCTTTATGTAAATATGAAATGATTTTTTTACGGTCTTCAGATAATAATCCAGATGTAACATAACTCACAGAATCTGTGGTCATTTTTACACCATTTGTAGAAGAACCTGGTTTTTCTTGATAGATGAAAAACTCTTCGGTTTTTTCAACAATATCAGCACCAGTTGCTGGATCCTTTTTCTTCTTTATCTTTTTGACCTTGCGCATCTTAGCAGCATCAATAGGTCTGATCTCTACAATACCTTCTTTTGGATTTGCTTCATTGAGTACCAAATGATGGTACATACGTCCGTCTACATACCAACGACGGAAAATATCGTGACCCAATTCTTTAAAATTAAGCATACCGTAGATATCATCAAATTCTTCTTTAATTGCTTTTTTAATTCTATCGGGTGCTTTTACTTCTTCAAGGTTAAGATCTAAAGTTTGTTCAAGCTCTGATCCTGTAATTGCTTCATTCACAATATCTTCAATAGCCATATCAACTTCCGGATGCATCGCGTTACCGCGGTACTTCATGATTAGTTGATAATTATCTTTTGAGTCATCATCACCAAGATTGAGATACTGGCCGTAGTGAGAGCCAGATGCAGTGGCATAACTACCACCTTCATCATCTCGTGGCGGAACGATGGAAGGAGCTTTATCGTCCTCTTTTTTCTTAGCACGTTTAATTTCAAAGCCAAATAATTTAATGCTATCTTGTGATCCAGTTTCTGCCATATTAAATTCCTAAATTAGAGAGTGGGACCGACCTAAGCCGGTCCCAGTATTTATTTAGTCCGTAGTATTGGACTCAAAGTACTGGTAAGCCCAAGTACAAGTGAATCTTTCAATATTATCGTTATCAGCATATGATACCGCAATATCAGAAAGATCCTGAGGATATGCACCACGGAAGGTGTATGTCTTTAGAATATCTCCGTTACGGTCAAGCTGATCAACTTTCAGATCTGCTTCGTATGCAATTGGTGTTGTCAAACCGGTATTTGCAGAGTGTGCATTAATACCATTCATCCAACGCTCAATAGCATCACGTACTGCAAAATCGGTATCATTGATAATGGTTGTTGACCATTCAGCAAATGTTCTATCACCTGCCATTTTTAGGATTCTTCCACGGAAGAATACTGGAATAATACCGAAGGTTGAACCTGGTAATGTAGCTGCTTCACATAAGAATGAAGTCAGTTCTGCATCACCATTTGCAAAACCTGGATAGTTGATTGTCACTTT